GGAATATATGGATACTCTTTCCCGTTAGTATGTTTTTGTGTTTTAAGCGTTTGTATTGGCAGTCTATATAAGAATCTACCTATACCCCAAGATACACATGCACGTTTAAAAGCATCTGATACATGACCTTTATCTTTTTCTACATTAGACTCTGAACCTGTGTCTGATTTCCATACCCACTGATTATATGCAACTTCAGATTCATTGTCTTTTGAATCACAACAAATACCTATTTTACAAAATAGTAATCCATTTTCTTCATAGAATATACTTTGCCAGTTTTCAGGACCTACTACTTCATCTAGTAAGTCTTGACAATCTCTTGCATCTATATAGGCAACGCAATTTGCTTTACCATATTTTGATGACTGTACCCTCCATTTAAAAGGAAGTTCTTTTTTTAAATCTTCTAATTTCATTTTTCTTTTTCTTTCTTTTGATTTTTCTTAATCTTTTTTATTGCCGACAACGCAATAACGAATTTTACAAAGCGCCTTATCATAATAGGCCTACCTCTTAGTATAAGAGTAACTGCTATTTCTTTAAAAGTTAATAGTAATACTTCTTTTACAAGTGCTTTGTTAATACCTAAATCATAAGCAATCTCTGCCGCTATGTCTCTTACTCTTGATTTTTCTCTGTTTTTTTGTTCCATTTAGGAGCAAATATACATATTTAATTTTTATCTCCAAACAATTGAACAGCTAAATAAATAGGGACAACGATTAATGTACTCAAAATTAATGAGAACATAAGAGGTGTCGCTATAAATATAAATCCTGTTATTGTTGCAATAGATAATATAGGATATTTTGAAAATATCTTAAATTTATTCATAATCTTCAAATTTAGTTAATTCACTTATAAATTTTAAAGTCACTTCACCGACTCCAATATTTCTGCCTTTCGCAAATATAATACTAGCTATACCTTTTGCGTTATTACCTGCATCGTCATATTCTAATCCATAGTACTCAGGACGATATATAAGCATAACTACATCTGCAGCCTGCTCTATCTCACCTGATTCTCTAAGATCAGAAAGTGTGGGCTTACTGTTGTTTCTCATACCTACACCTCTATTTAACTGACTTAATGCTATTACTGTTATATTAAGCTCTTTAGCAAGATTCTTTAACTTACGCGCAACCTTACTAACTTCTTGCTCTCTTGACAGTCCTTTAGCGCTATATGATACTAATTGTAAATAGTCTACCATAACTAATTTAACGCCTCTATTTTTAACATATTCTTTTATTCTGTATACTAAGTAATTTAGTGATGTGATGTTACACTCATCTACATTTAGCGGAATGTTTTCTAAGACAGTTGTAGCGTCATGTATTCGCTTTAACTCTTCATCATTTAAAGTACCGTTAGATATGTAATTATTTGAAACTCCTGATTCAACAGATGTTAATCTTTTAAGAAGTTGATTGCTACTCATTTCGTAAGAAAATATTACTGTAGGAGTATCTCCATATTTAGCTGCATTATAAGCCAAGGCTAAAGCAAAACTTGTTTTACCCATAGAAGACGCACCGCCAACAATAATTAAATCTGTTTCTTGCCAGCCTCCTGTAAACTTATCTATATCTCTAAATCCTGTAGGAGTACCAATTAGGCCTTCTGTATTCATTCTAACTTCTATGTCTCCAAGCATGTTTCTTAATTGCTTTTTTAAATCTGCAAGCTCTTCGCCAGAAGACATATTTATTTTAGAAATGTCTTTTTGTATATTACCAATAATAACTTCTAATTCTTCTCTATCTGTAAGTTGATTATTTACATTACACACTATACCTAGAAGAACTCTTTTCTGAAACTCTTCTTGCAGTATAGCTATACAAGTTTTGGCTTCTGTAAAAGAATAAGCTTCTTCTGTTATTTCTGACAGTTGTAATACAACATTATCTCCTTTTATAAGTTTACCTAAAGTTAATATGTCTACGGTTTCACCTCTATCTTTTTGCTTTAAAAGCGCAAGATAAATAGATTTGTGAAATGGTATATTAAATAAATCTTCATGCAAAAGATTTGCATACTTATCATAAACAGTTTCTTCAATTATAATTTTACCTAAAAGAGTTTGTTCTATTTCAAAATTTGTCATAATGTATTTTTAAGGGAAGGGCGAATATACATATATTATTCATTGTATTTTCTTTTAGCATCAGCTTTATCTTCTAAAGCATTTTCTCTCATTCTATCATTATATTCATCTATAGGTTCTAAATCTATTTCATCTAGCCAATCATTACAATCTAGACATTCGTAACCCTCTGAGTCTGTATGCTCTTTACATTCATAGCATATTCCTGAGTCTGATATTTGAGCGGAGCAGCACCAACTTACAGTGCTCTCCTCATATTCTGACCCACAACATTTACTTACTAACATATTATTCGTATTTAAAGTTAACTATCTCTTGTTTGTATTCTTCAGCACGATTGTGTCTTTCGTACCATTTTTTTCCTCTAAGAGTTTTATCAACTTCTTGAAGTTTTCTTCTAGCTCTTGTTATAGAGTCAGCGCTAGACAGTATTTTATTACTTAAGTATAAATCAAAGAAGTCTTCTAAATTTTTATCTTTAGGCATTTGCCAGCTCCACACTAAAATACATAGTGATCTATCACTATCTTTAGCAGTTCTAGATATATTTAGTATTTGTCTAACTAATTTATGCAGCTTATTCATATTACTGGTATTGTTCCTAATTTTTCAAATGTAGTAGATATAGCTCCGCCATCATTACCTTCATCGTCCATCATTGGCACTAACCAATATTTATTATCTAATTGAATAGCTATTGGTCTCTTATACCATCCAGAGTCTTCCATTTCTACTCTAGTCATATACTCTACTTTTGTTATTTTCTTGCCAACTAAATGTTTAGCAATTTTTTCTGTCCAGTATTGCTCTACTGGTTTTCCTTCAATTTTGTATTCCATAATTCATTTGTTTTATTAAATTCTTTTATTAAAGTATTTTCCTCATGATCTGTTAATCTTAACTCTCCTTGTATATATAGATTATATAGTTCTTTTATAGTAGGCATATATCCATATTTTTTTTCATACTTTTCTATTATTGTTATCATAATTTATTTTTATATTACCCAACATCCAGTGTCGGTTTCTGTTAAAATATAGTAGTCATCTTCTTCAAAATCTTCTTTATCTAAAAATTGGATTCCATTTACTACTAAATCATCAATGTTTAATATATTCAAATCAACATCTATTTCTATTAGATAATCAAATAGNTCTTCATAGTATTCGTCATCTATGTCTACACAGCAAGACATCATNAGTCTGTTTAAATTAAATTCTTTCATAATTTATTTATTTTTATAGTGCTGCCCATCCAATAAAGTAAAAAGCTTTGATACCTTTCTTGCCTTTATAGCCTCTATTTTCTTTCATTCTTTTTAATACTGCTCCTGTTATTTCTATACATACACAGTCTTCCCATTTTTGTGCAACATTAAGCATTTTATGTTCCCATTTTTCAAATGCTTTAGTTCCATATCGTGGATTATCATCACGCACTATAAAGCCCGATGTTGTTGATATTGTACCATTGTAACTATCATGACCATAATCATGTAATGCGTCCTCTACCAAGGTGAGATAAGCATCTGATGCGTTTTTGTATCTACCTACTGCTAGATCTCCGAAATTTGTTGCTCCCATAATTTTATTTTTTTTATTTAATTCAGATAAGAGTAATAGGGGGACTAAGCCCCCTTTATTACATTAATAGTTTAATAAGAAGTTATAAGCTTTCTCATTCATTTTATTGGCAGATCCAGTAATAATACTTTCCTGTCTGCCGTTATTTCTTAATGGTGCAGATTTCATATGTGTAGTATACTTAGTTACGCCATTGAATAATCCCCATTTAGTTAATCCTACTCTAGAAGTTTCTTCTATTATACAACTCTGTAAGTCGTTATATATATTCTTAGATCTTGTAGAAAAATTTTCTAATTCTCTAGAACTCATTGCTGTATCAATTTTAGTAAGACTAAATAGCATTTCTTCAATAGCATCTCTACCAATTGATTGACCACTAAAGTGTTGTAGCTCTGCAATCTTTTCTTCTTCTGCTGTAAAGTTAATTATAGTTGGTAGTTCTTTTACTTTATCCTGTATAGACTGTGTGTGTCTATAACCTGATATTGCATTAGAGTTTAACCATCCAAATTGATTTTGACAGAATACAACTGTATTCATAAATCCAAACTTAAGGCTACTTGATCCATCATGACTATTAATAGCATATATGTATTGTTCAGTGTCCTGCCCACCTATAACTACATGGTTATTAGGACGCTTCATCTGTACCATTACTTTTCTACCCTCGTTAAACGGCACTGCTTTTACTATTTCTAAATCATTTTGACCAGCAATATCTTGCATGGTTTCTATAATAGTATGATTTTGTGTAGGAGTATAAGCTTCTTTTACTGTGGCAAATACTTCTCCCGTATCTTCTCTTACTATNCCNTAGTAATCTGAAGAATGTAAACCATTTTCATGATAATAATGTAGTGGTTTCTTAACTACATTCCAGTTAAGTCCATTTTGTTCTAATATTTGTTCTGTGTTAAGCATAATCTAATTTTAATTTAGTTAATAATTCTTCTGGTGTTCCATGAAATATTTCTGTTGCAGCTCTAGCTTGGTTTAATCCTATTTCATACACTGTTAAATGTATTTTCTTATTTTCTTCAGATATTTCATATAGATATTCTTCCCAGCAATCTGAAGCGTCAGGATGCATGCAGTATATACCCCCTACATTAGATGTAGGTGTACCGTCATCTTTACATCCGCTTGATTTAAAGTGTACAAACATTTGTGCTGCTAGACAGTCCATGCCATTAAACATAGGTTCTGTTCTGTCCATAGGTATGCCATTTACAACTGTATATCCAGATAGCCATTCAGCTAATTCAGCACCATGACCACTCATGTANCCGTCATATTGACGGTACATACATGTAAGTGTTTCTCTGTNTTTTTTACCTGCTTCATNTTCCCAGGTTCTTATTACTTTAGTTAATGATCTAGTTCCCATCTTCAATAATTGCTAGGATATCACCTTCATCTATTGCTGTTCTTATATCACTAAGAACCTCACCAGTAAAGTAACTAGTTAATGTAATGTCAGCTTCAATTTCATTGTCGTTTATACTGTAATAAACATCAACATTACTGCCTGTTTCAATTCTAGTGTCAGTTATACACTGCTCTACAATAGATAATAGTTTATCAAAAGCATCGCTACTTATTTTTGGTAAGTTTTGTTGTTGTTCTTCTTTTCTTAAGCTGTTTAGTTTGTCTGTTATAGTTTGCAAACCATCCTGACCAGCCTTTTCTTGTAATTCTAGCTTAGTTATTTGCTCTTTTAATGTTAATTCTTCCATAATTATTTAAGGTTTTTGTATAAATCGTTAGTTAATGTTAATGTTATTTCTTCCAGCACTTTACTGTAAGCTTCGTTTTTACCTAGCAAATATTCGCCAGATTTTTTTTCTTTATTTTCTCTGCTTGCTTTTAGCTCTTCAGATATTAAAGTTGTAATTCTTCCTACTACATCTTCCATATTATTGTTGTTTTAGTTCATTAATCTCCCAATCTTCATGAGCTATGTCCATTTGCTCAAGTTCTTTTTCAGCTATTAGTGCCCATAAACCTTCGTCTCCAGACAAGACTTTATCGTTAATAGTTGTTTTATGATTTCTTCCATCATCAGGAAATCTTAAAAATACACTTGTAGTGTATTCTCTAGTTACTCTTAGTTCATACTCTTTCATAATAATAATTTTGTATTCTTTCTATTATACCTCTGCCGTTTGCAGTGTGAAAACCATAACTATGTGTATTTAAAGAAAGTATTGGTTTATTTTCTACTAATAAATGAAATAAATCCCACTCATTATCATAGTCCATATCTTGCTGTGTTTGATTTATAGCTTCTGCCATAGCATAAGCATCATGCTTACATTCACCATACTCATTAGTTAAGTAATTTGTTATTTCTGTTGCTGTCATAATGTTAATTTATTTCAATTATTTTTACAACAGAAATTGATTCTAATGCTATTTCTCTAGCATCTTCTATGCTGTCTGCCCAAACAGATATCCATTGTTTATCTCCATCTAAGCTAAGTGTTACTTGATATTCTTTCATGATACTAATTTATTTGCCAATTCTTGTATGTCTTTTACATCAAAAAAACTGTAGTTATTACTTCCTCCTGTATAGTCTTTGTAGTCTTTTGCTGTCCTAATTAATAAATTAAGTCCGTCACTAGCCCAACCATATCTTACATCAGGTATACTAAAGTATATTGCTTTATTGTTTTTAGTAGCAAAACCACTAAAGTAATAGTGTCCATTTGAAAATTTAATATCAGTAAAGTCAGCTTGTTTTAAGGCTCGTCTTACAATAGTTTTTTCTGCATTATATGCTTTTTTAGGATTTACACCCATTTCCCAATCTTCTCTCATAATTCTAATTTTATTTTAGCAGGCTTAATATCAGCCACATTCATACTTATTGTTTCACATTCTTCTCCACACACAAGACATGTAGCTATATAGTCTTCATTGTGTGATACTTCTGCTTCACAGCACTCAGAAGCTGCGTCTAAATCCCATGTAAAATCGTCCCATATTTTTCCATGTTCTGCTGTTAGTCTACCGCCAAAGCACATTCCTGGCTCTTCGTATTCTAATGTAA